CTCGTAGTCCGCAGCCGCCGACTTGGCTTGGTACTGCTGCGTCTTGGCGCTGTAGAACGCGCCGATCGCGCTTTGCGTCGCCCCGACAGCCATCAAGGCAATTGCTGCTGGTCCCATGTTACCCTCCGATCGAAACTTCTACGGTAATGCCGGTAACCATAAGAGGCAACGGCTTGTCTTGCAACACATAAACGCTTCCGTCTGAGTTCCAGCTTGGTCGAAGAACAACCTCGACCTCGTCAGTAAGCAGCGCGTCGCTCGTGGTGTATTGTGGCGCGGCAACCAATTGGCTCGCGTTAGGCCCGACTTTGAAGTTTGTGCTCTTGTAGACGCGCAGCCAAGCGTTGTTGATGTTCTTTGGCCTGCCTTGGCCGTAACCTGGAGTTTCGATAGCCATCGGCAACGTCTTAAAGTATGAGTCGAAGGACAAGCCGCAGGAGATGTATTTCCCAGACGAGACTGCTAGGTCGAGAGTCGCAACACCTGAACCGTTTGCGGTGCGATCATCAAGGACATCTCCGTCAACAAGCAGTGAAACAGTCTCGTTAGGAAGATGTGCCAAGGTCACAGTGCTAACCGTAGCACTGGTAAGTAACTGGAGACCGCAGTCCACAAAATAAGCCTCGACATCAGTGCCATAGTTAAACGTCCCAAGACGCTCGATGAACCGCTTGCTGGTGCCGTTGACAAGCCTCTGCACAATCAAGTAGACCCGGTCTTCGTCGCCTTCTGGAACGACACACACCGACTTCACGTTGACACCGAGTTCGTGAGTGTGCCATCCTCCGATTGACTCCTCTGGGACGTAGGTGAGTCCTAGCAGCTTGCCGTCATCGCGAACCGCCCACATGATTGGGATTGGAGCCTTCTGGTAGGCAACCTGCTTGATCGTGTAGTTGTCGAACAGGTGGCTCGCACGCAGCGATAGATCGCCAGTGACGTAGCCCTGCGACTGCCAGTTGAACCCAAGCTCTCGAACATGACCGCCACGAGCGGCGCAAAACAGCAGTGAGTTGTTGACTACAACAGGCTGCACGTTGCTGCTGCCGATGTAGCTCTGAGGGCGGACGCTGACGCTCGACGGAGTGATCGCCTCCGAGCCGACCGCAGACACGCGCCACTCAGAAGAATTGGTCAGAAGCAACAGTTCACCTAGCGGGACGATGTGGCGGATAGTGGCGTTTTCGCGGGCGACAACGTCGAACTTGATGCGGTCAGTGTCCTGACTCGGCAGCGAGTATGACATGTCAGACTCAGTGTTTGACCGTGTCATCCAAATGGTCTGGGCGTCGTTATTAGTGCCAGCAAAGCATCGACGCTGCTCGAAGTAGGAGACGGCACCTGGGTAGTCATCCACCGCAGCGAGTTCGCCAGCATCTCGGATCGGAGGCGTCCGCCCCATGTCTGGAGCGATGTTGTCATCGACGAAGCTCGTGGTCTCGGTCTGGCCGATGTAGCCGAACAGTCCGCTCTGCTTCTTGTAGACGTAGTAGCGTTCTGCGCCAGTGACAGCAGCCCACGATACGGTGTTGTATGCGCCAGTCGAGGTCAAGATGTTGAGTACTGACGCCTCGCTGCTCGGATCAGATTCTTGCAAGTCGCTGGTGACAGCCGTGACCTTGTAGTAGTTGGTCGTGTCGGCACTCTGTTCAGCAAACAACATCTTCCCGCTGTTAGCGGTATAGGCATTGGTGTATGCCAAGTCAACAATGCCGGTGCTGACAGGGGCAAGGCGAACGCTTGATCCGGTTCGGTTGTAGACAATGTAGAAGCCGTTTGGCAGATCGGTCGTGCCAAGGACTCCGTAGACGTATACCTGATCGCCATTGGAAAACGGGATTTCAGCTCCAGCAGCTACGAATCCGTTCAAGGTCAACGTCCCGGTGCCGAGGGCGATAGCACTGATCACGCATTGCTCTGCGAATGTCGCAGTAGCCGTGACGCTACCAGGAGCAGATAGTAACGCTGCAAACGTCACTGCAACTAGCGTCCAGCCATTCACACCAGTGCGCCGTAGTTCTCTGGTTTGGTAACCTACATGCGTGATCGTCATCACGTCGTAACTCTGGACGTAGTGGAGGTCGTAGAGGTCGGCTTGAGCATATGGAGACGGGATCTCAAAGACCGTCCCAGTCATTGCATACCACGGTGGGTTCGACCCTAGTGCGGTGCTGTCGTTTTGAGCAGTGCAGTAGTGGTAGGTTCCAGCATTCGAGACCACATCGCCGAGGCTGTATCGACGCTTGCCAGTCATCGTGCCTGAGCCGTCAGTGGTGAAATTGATAGGAGTGCCACCTACGGTAGTGGCAATTTGAAACGTCCCCGCGGCTGGATTTACAACGTAGTAGACTGTGTCGAATACAAGGCCGGTTGGGACAACAGCACCGCCTCCATTGCTGAACAAGAATGGCTCACCAGCCGCCAACCCGTGCGCTGCCCAGTTAACTACATCAGTGCCGCTGGTAAACGTGACAGTAGCTGCCGACCTGTAGTCCGTGTACACCGACACCGAAAGAGCAGCGCCGTCTGTGTGAAACCTGATGTATGTGTTGCCGAACTCCAGCACCATGCTCTGCGTCGTGCTGTAAGTAAACGGGATGAGAACGGCGTCTTGTGCTGAACTCTTTTGATCGGCGACGTATTGCGTGCCTGGACGCCGACGCGCAGGTCCTTGCGGCATCGTGACCATGTTCACAGACTCCCGAAGCCCCGTCTGATTCTGCGGCAAATCAAGGCGCGAGAACATCTCAGGACTGACAACGCCTGCTGAGAACGATCGGTTGTAGGTGCGGGTCTGTGTGAGGGGGCGGTTCTGTGCCATGTTCAGCGTCCTGACATCCAGGCAGGCAAGTGGGTTGGCTTCACAGATCGCGTGTGCGAGTCGTTAGCACTGGCCTTCGCCAGATACGCCATCATCATCTGCGTGCAGCGCATAGAATGCTTTGCACCTTCATCGCCCTTGATGATCACCCCAGCAAGAAGACCGGCAAGGTGGTATGACAGTGCCATCTGGAACAACGGTGGGAACAGACCAGTGTTGGTTACGTATGCGACGTAACGCAGCACTGCTTCTTCCTGATCGGTGTAGATAACCAGATCGTCGTTCTCGTCTTGCTCGACCGTGAACTCGACCTGATTCGCTGGCTGCGCCGGGTAGTCGTCGATCGTGTCAGGCGGAAGAACGAGCAGCGGTCGAAGCATGTCAGCAGGGACTTGGTAGCTGTAGTCCCACTCCGTGCGCTCGTTGGTCGTGATCTCCGTCAGTGCAACATACTTCGTCGCAAAGCCCCATGGGTGCATCTCAAGGATGCCGTTGAGGGCGATGTCGTAGAACCGAGCACATGCCTCGGCTTGCGCACTACCGTCAGCCGGGTCGATACCGGTGATTTGCGCCGAGTCACCCAAAAACGAGAGAGCGAGGTTGCAGATGTCTACTTCAGTTGCCATTGGATGACCGTTAAACTTGACACGGTATAGAGCGAAGTTGGTTACGAAGAAGTCAGAATAGTTCCAAGCCAGCAGACGTTCGCCGCCTATGGTCACGTTTTTGAACGTGATGTTGTTCGGGCACGCACCGAAGTCTCGTCCTACAAGATATGACAACTGCCCAGGCGTTTCGTCTACTACAAGATTCTCAAACATGAAGTTCGACACGTTGCCAGCGGCGTCGTATCGAATGTCCAAGTCGTAAGGGTAAAGCTCGTTACGCAGGAAGATAAGGCGAGCGCGAACAGGACCGTAGACTCGGCAGTCGCGGATGGTGACGTTGTAGTGGCCGCGACCACGACCAAATCCTTCCTCGTTGGTTGCGTCTACTCGGCACGCAAAGACAGTCTGATCTCCGATGGCGGGGTAGATGTCTTCGTCGTTTGTGTCAGCTTTGGCTAGGTGGTATAGGTGGCAGTTTTCTACCAGAGGCCCAGGGTTCACGTTAGTTTCGTCCGGTCCAGACCCATACGCCCAATACCCAAGGTGAACAGTGGAGTTCAGGTGCGTCCCCACGGTGCAGTCTTGGATCGTGATGTTGCCCTCGACTGCCGTAGCAAAGACGGCGTCGTCACCAGCGTCCACAAAGCTCCTGAGCAAGTAGCTCGTCAGCGCCGCACCTCCCGGTCTAGGTGCTGGTCCGTTGCCAATGCCACCGCGCCCGTAAGCAATCCAGGTAGTGTCCTCAATACGATTGATGCCGCCGCTGATGAAGTGGAAGCCGCATCCGAACAGGGTCCACTCCTTGACGGTGTTCGTGCTTAAGTAGGACCCACCAACGCTAGTAAACATCGAGTAGAGCTGCAACTCATCGTAAGTCACAGCCCCAGCTTCGATGAGAACCCACACTGCTTCTGGATCTACGCTGGTGTTGTGGACGTATCCAGCGCCCTGGAACAGAGAGTTGTCGGCGACGCCGTTAAAGAACCTGGAATCAAGAATGGCATTCCTGTCAACGTGCAGAACACAGTTGTCGCCGACGACAAGCCCAACATTGAGAGTTGTCGGGATCGTGTGCTCGCCTGCTGGAAAGTGGATCTTAGTCCCGTCAGGGATGAGGGTTGGCATCCCGTTGGCGATCACGTAGTCGGGGAACGACACCGACCCGCTCGGGATAGAGGACTGGAGCGGCCCAGACGTAACGTAAAGCGGCTTGAGCCTGTCACCATTTACGTGAAGGCGGAACTTTCGTCCAGCCGGGACAGACAAGCTAAGATTGCCGCCAACGATCGTCGCCGTGACATCGTCGAAGTCCGGCAGCATCTCGTAACTGGTCACCGGACCAGTGCCGTCGATAAGTTCGACAAGAAGCGTGACGGTTTCCGTGGCTCCCCACTTCGTCATGCACTTCTTCATGGCGCTACCGATGCTCCCCTCAATGCTTCCATCGGTTTGCAGGAAAGTGTCCCATTGCACGACGTAGTTGCTGACGCTGTTGACGGTAGTCTCGTATCGGTCGCTAGTCCAGGTCGCCGTCCCAGGCCCAGTGCAAGTCTCAACCGTCATGCCTCACCTATGGAAAAGGACGCCACCCCTGGTAGCGGAGAGGCGGCGTCCACAGAAATGAAGCGCCCGCACGAGAGCGCGATACGAGCGTCAGTTCGTTGACGCAGATGCCTTTCGTGGGCGTCCCGGCCCCCGCTTCGCAGCCGGGGCAGGGTGTTGGTCTTCATCAGACTGCACTTCGTCATCACTTTCTTCCTTGCTGATGACATCCATGGCGCTGCCGACTTTCCCGGTGTAGTCGAACTCTTCACCGGGCTGACGCAGCATGTTGTCGATGAAGCACACTTCTTTTGCTCGGACTCTCATGTCAGGCGATTGTGATGCCGGTCGGGTAGACGGGGATGTCTGAGTATCCGGCTGCCCCTCCGTAGCTGCCGCCAAGCATCGCTTGCGTGCAGATGTCGATCGTGAACTTGCCAGCGGTGAAGGGATCGGTGGCAACGGTGACAACGCCGTAGATGTATCTGGCACCAGCCGTGGTCAAAGTGTTTGCAGCAGTCGTGTCGGTTGAAGTAACCGTCATCGGGGACAGGGCAAGTGAGATACGCTGGCCCTTATGCAAGTTTCTGGGTAGCAGACCAGAGAAGTTGACCGAGTATGCCTTGGTAGATCCAAGCTCAATTGCTGAAGCGATGTCGGTCTTCGAGGTGTTTACGCTCTGGTAAAACTGCCAAGAAATCAACGCATCACCAAGTGCGGCAGCGGTGTAGTCTTCAGTGATCGAGATGACCGCATACAAAGGCTCGCCTAGTGCGATGTTCCTCGCGTCCTGCAAGTCGATGAGGTGGTCCGTCGCGGCGGCACCAACAGCAAGACGCTGTTGGTTCTCCGCGAGTCGCAACGAATAGTCAGTGATCATGCGTTGCTCCCGGTCACGAGATGGTGACGCTAGTTGGGTAGTGCTTGCGGTTGCCTTGCAGGTTGACCACGAGGTCAGCGGTGAAGGTGCCAGCGGTGAGCGGACCAATGCCAATCGTGTAGCGCACACCGAGGTAGCGAGCACCGAGACTGGTGATGAACGGGTTGAACGCAACCACGATCGGCGTAGCCGGGACGCCATTCAGCGCGACGGACGCGGCGAGCGCCGACTTCGCGATGGCTTCCGACTTGCCGAGCACCACCACACCAGCGTTCAGCGCGGCATTGGTTGCGCCGATCACCTCGAAGGTGACAGTCGCAGCGCCAGCCGCAGTGACCGTTGCCGTAGGCGTGATGTGGAACTCCAGGGCATTGCCCTCGCCGAGTTCCCGCGCCACGCCGAGGTCGATGGTGTTGGTGGACTCGATGGTCGTAATGACCGCTTGGTTCTCGGAAACCCGAAGGTTGTAGTCGATGAACATTGTGTATCCTCCGGAATCAGGAGATGAGGGCTTCGGTGTTGAGCAGGCTGTCCACGCAACGCAGCGGGATGCCCATGAACGTGCCCCACGAGATGGGGGTGCCGAACTGGCTCAGAGCCGTCTGGATCGAGAGGGTCGCCGCCGACTTCTCCAGAGCGAGACGCATGAGCGCCGAGTAGACCGTGCGGTTCATGTAGAACACCGGGCGACCCATGCGCAGATTCGGGACGCGGCAGACAGCCTTCGCCATCGTGTGCAGCATCGTGGTGTAGGCAGTCGGCAGCTGCGAACTCGCGAGCGCCGCAGCCTCGCTGACATCGATGTTCGGGATGCGAACCGCATATCGCCAGTCCTTGACCACGAGACCAGTCTTCCACTGGTAGCGCGTCACGAGAGCCTGCATACGGTCGGTCGCCGAAGCCGTGGTCAAGCCAAGGCCAGAAGGCGTGTAGACCGTTTGCTCGCCGAGATCCTCATGGATCAGGCCAGCCTTGCTGCCCTTCGGGAACGGGCAGTAGATCGTCTGGTCGCCCCACACGACGAGCCAAATGCTCGTGTTGTCGGAGCCAGAGCCGCCGCCGAGGACGATGTTCTGACCGTTGCCAGCCGACGTAGCCGAGTAGCGAGGAGCCAAGCCGAGCGGCTGCTTCGGGTCCGAGGCGGGGTTGCCGTAGAACAGCGTGCTCGCCATCGTCTGGTTCATGCTTTCGAGGAACGCGGTGTCCTCCGAGAGCCGGAACTGAGCCGTGTTGCCGTTCAGCATCGCGAGATCCTTGTCGATCTCCGAACGAGCTTCGAGGATGCCGCAAGCCTCATCGACCTGAGCAGTCGTGCTCTTGCTCGACGGGATGCCTTGGTTCAGCGCGCGCCAGTAGACGGTCGGCAGGCCAGTGCGGATCACGACACGGTCGCCGGTCGGCAGATTGCCTTCCTTGAACACGCAGTCGGTGAGGATCTCGTTCGTTTGCGAAAGCAATTCCGCAACGACTGGAACGCTGCCATTCGGATCGACACGCTTCGCCCAATCGGCGAGCGTGAGGTTGGTAGCAGAAAGAGTTGCCATGGTTCAGAAGCTCACTTCTTTGAGGGGTAGAGGGTCTCCGCGAGATCGTTGAACGTCATCGGGGAGTCAGACTTGACCCCCTGTTTCGATGCCGTGACGATGGAGTCCTCACTGATCGCTTTCCCGGCCTTGAAGAAGGCCCTGATGATCTCAGGGTGATTCCCCAGGCCAGACTCATCGAGCAGCGCGCGGAGGGCAGGGGTTCCGAACTGGTCGAGAGCCTTCTTGGCTACCGACAGGTTCTCATTCAGCTTGTCGCCGCCGAACTCCTTGTCCGACTTACTGGCGTCAAGCCACTGGTCCTGCACTTCCTTCATCTGCTGTTCAGCACGCTCCTTCATTCGAGGGGCGATCTGCTCCAGCATCTTCTGCGCGGCTTCTTGTGGCAGCTTCAGCTTGTTGGCGATGTCCGTGTACGACTTGAGTACATCCGCATCGAAGTCAACACCTTCCGGCGTCTTGACCTCATACGGAGCCGCATCTGCCTGAGCCTTTGCGGTGGAATCTCCCTTCTGCTGATCCGAGGTGGAGTTGGTGTCCCCCTTCGGATTCTGACCCTCAGCCTTCTGCTGCTGACCCTGTTCCGGCGCTCCGGTGACAGGCTTAGTATCTGCCGCAGTAGCGGTGTTAGTTTGCTCGCTCTGCGTCAGCATCGACTCTGCCATTCTTGTTCTCCTCGCGCATCGTTGCCTCCAGTTCGGGGCAAGCGATGTGGATTTGTTCAAGCACCTTCAGCCCGAAGTTCCGATTACCCTCTGCAAACGCCATCTGAATAGCGTTGGGGTTGAACGACGAGCGCCAGATGCCAGACTCGGAGAGCAGCCACCACATGAACGCACGTCCACGTTTGCCGCTCATAATCCAGCGCACGAGAGCCGCATCACCTTCAGCATCAAAACGGTCGCGAGCTTGCTTTTGCTCGCGAACGCGAGTTTCGCTTCCAAGGTCGTGCGGGTCGTATTGGACCACGGGCGGGAAATTACCCCCCTCGTGGAATAATATGCGCCCCCTCGATTACGTGAACTGAGTTTTCAGTTCGCGAATGTGCTCAAGCATGACGCCAGCATCGGCGGCAACGAGCACCATAGCCTTCGCAACCTCTTCAGCATAAAGCTTGGCAGGTGCTGACCTGTTGTCTTGCAGTATCAACTGCATCTTGCGCCACATGATGAAAGGCCAGCCGACAAGATCCTGCGCTTCTTGCTCAATCTCGGCAAACAGCGAAGGTGGAGGCAATTCGTAGCTTGCATCACCATACTCCTTGTGACCCTTTTTGAGCCGCTTCATTATCAGCTTCGCGGTGTCAGGATCGATGCCAGCCAACTGCATGAACTCTGGCGCGTGCTCTAGGTGACCGCTCAACGAATCGCCCTCCACCTCGACTCGCTCGCGTTCTTCGGCGCACCCATGAACGTCACGACACGCTTGGCTTGGATGCCGACAGGAGTCTTCTCGTCGGCAAGCAAGACACACGCGGCGACCGTCCACGACGCAGCGGCGCTCGACACGTAGACATCGTCGGTCCAGCCTTCGTTGTCGCGGTTCAGCGCGGTAGGCCAACGCGGCGCATCGGGTGTCCAACGCAGCGCGTAGGCGTGCCAGTAGGCAGTGCCCACTTCCTTCCATCCTTGCTGCACGCAAGCGATCGCAAGTGATCGACTCGCTGCCATGTAGCGCGGGTCCTTCGTGACCATCGCAGCGGCCCGGAACCCGCCGAGTTCGATGGCCTTCTGCCACGGTTGCCAGCCGTAGACCGGCCCGCTGCCGTCGCTCATCTGCCAGCCGTATTTGGCCTCTTCGATCGCAGGTTCTTGGCCCACCGGCCACTTACGAGCGGCAGCGTCGAGACCATCGCGCAGCGTTGCCTGTGCGTCGGCGAATCCGAGCCACAGTTGGTTGGCTCGCGTCAAGCCCAACCGACCGACAGCGCGAGGCGACGGCGGCGCGTCGTTCTTCAGATACCAGTCGGTCTGGTCGAGCTGGATGTGATCGGCAACGATCGCTTCCAACGCCGGGTCGCGGGTCAGCGCGAGGGTCGCGTGAAGCAGGTTGTCGGCTCTATGCTGATCGTCGCTCGTAGTCCAGAGAACCGTCGATGGTGCTGGAATCCAGCCGATCTGGTTGACACCCGGCCAGCCGAGGCGGTCCTCCGGTCCCCACCCAAGATCGGGCCGCTGGTTGATTGTCTCTGCCTTCGGATGCAAGCGTGCCTGCATCGGCGCACCACCGGGTTCGCGGTTGCCGGTCGGCCTCTGGGCGAACGACTGGCACTGCCATAGCGCGTCGTGGATCTCCCACGGCTCGTTGGTGACCACGGCGAGGTCGCTGGCCCATCCGAAATCAGGCTGCTCGCCGGTCGTGCCAGAAGTCTGCATCTGCGCACGAGGGCGAGACTGCGAATATGCCCCCCACTGCGGGTTCAGGTATGCGGCGCGCAACTGCGCGCGGAACGGCACCATGTCCGCCGTCTGCGCGGGGATCTGGCCGAGGGCCATCCACGAGCCCTGCCAGCCGGTGTAGAGCCCCTGCATGGGCCTTGCTTGCTCGCGAACCTCGTCGGGCATGGCAAGGATAGCCCCCCTCGTCTCAAAGCGACTGGCGCGGTGCCAGCGCGTTCCTGCGGCCACGAGCGTGAGCGTCCACTTTGGCCCTGCGCTCCAGCTTGCCAGCGAACCACCGTTGCGCTGCACGAAGTCAGGGTGCAACTTCGCGGCACTCACCATCGACAACTCAGAGAACGTCGCCACCTGGGCTTGACCGTCGTTTGACGTGGTCCCGTAGACGGCGTGGGTCACGAACTCGACCACAGGCGAGCCGCTCAAAACGGTGGCCCAGCAATCGACCGTCACCTTCTTGGTGGGCCAGTGGGCGCGGATGCGCCATACCTGTGCCGCTGCGGAGGCACGGACTAGATCCAGCGTCGGAGGTGTTGGCGCTTCGTCTCCAAGGAAGAACGACGGTGCGATGGCGAGTAGGTTGCTACTGATGGCAGGGTGAAACGCAAACGGCTCAGGAATGCCGTCAGCATCGTTTGCGGTCAGAGCAACAGTCTGCCCAGCAGCAAGCGACACCAGCACTCGGATGCCGCGCTCCTCGCGGACGTATGGAGCTTTGATGGTCTCGCTGTCCGTCAGGTAGCCAGCCTTGCGAGGAAGCAAGTGGGATGTGGGGATACCGACAAACACCCATGCCGTCTGACGTGCAGTCGCGAGGTTCTGGAAGATGATCTGTGACTTCTGCGCGAAGGCAGCGGCGACGAGAAGGAAGAAGGCTAGAATGGCTTTCACAGTGGATCCTTGAAGAGCTTGTGGTTCTTGAGCGCATCTAGCTCAAAGTCGAACGGGAAATGCTTGAGTGCAGCCGAAGCGCGGCGGCGCACCTCTCGCGGGACCTTCGGAGTCTTGCTCGGGTCCAGAAGGTCCAGAAGGAAACGCCTCGCGAAATGCAAGGCGTTCAACCGTTCATGCGGCATCGTCATCGCTTCTGACTACTGCTTGTCCTTGATGTGCAGGATGGCAGTGCAGGCCGACGAAGCGGCTCCTCCGGTGGTGCTTGGGCGGATGTAGAGCGGCATCGAGCCGGTCGTGCCCCACAACAACATGCCTGCGGAAGAGCCAGTGTAGGTCGCGATAACCGCACTGCCAGCCTTGTTATTGAGCGTGGCCCAGGTCGAGTTGTCGTGGCTACCTTGCCACGTAAGCGTCCCGATGCTGAATGCTGCGGTGATGTTCACCGTGAATGCCACATCCGTCGCTGCGCCGACGAACACGCCGACACCGTTATCTGGGTTGTTCGGAGAGAGAGCCCAGGTGACGAGGCGACCGCCAGTCTGCGAGATGGGCGTGATGGTAGGGGTAACTTCTGCCATGGTATTCCTGTAGCTGTCTTAGGCGTTTGCGGCGGGGGGCGGGGCAGTCGAGTAACCGCTGAACATGGACACCGCGTCGGTGAGGGCGGACGGCTGCGATGTCTGCGCAGAGGCGAGGTCGTTGATCGACGCAGCCTGCTGCTCCATTGCCGCCGACTGCTCCTTCGCAGCCTGCGCTTCTGCACGCGCGGCGCGGAGGTCTTGGATCTGCTCGTCCGACATGACGATCTGCGGCGGGATGCTGAGAACGTCGGCGTAGTTGTCGATCAACTCGTCGGCGTTGAGCTTGTCTACCGATTCTGGCTTCAACTGCCCGATGATGCCGAGGACACCGAGGAACTTGTCCATCGCGTTCGCCGACACCGCTTTCTGCGCCTGGGCGAGCATCGACACGAAGTCGGGCTTCAGGTCCATGCCTTGGATCTCGCGAGGCGGCGGCGGGATCAGACCGGCGTCCCACATGTAGTTGAACGTCAGGTCGATCAGCGGCGCGAGCAGTTCGTTGTGCAGACGCTCCAACACCGGGCCGAGCATCAACAACTTCTCCTCGTGACGCTCCGCAACCTCAGTCGCCGTCATGCGCGAGTTGACCGGCGCGTTCGCCAGCATCAAGAACAGGTCGGCGTAGAACGACGCGCGGATACCGGCGCGAACGTCCTGAATGTCCGCCAACATGTAGTTGAGGTCGAGCTTCGTCTCGAACGAAGTGCGGATGCCAGCCTGCGCCGACGCACCATCGACGAACGAGATGCCTCCTGGCAACGTGTCGAGGTCCCGGTTCTTCATGCTCGTCGGCACCTGGAGCGGCGGACGAGTCATGTAGTCGATGCCTTGCGCCTTGCGCAGCTGCTGGTGCTGCAACTGCTTCACGAACGGCAAGGCTTCCATGCCAGCACTGTGGCCGTAGATGTCGCCAGCGTTCACCGCCCAGCGCGGCGCGAGCACCGGGAAATACTTGAAGCCAGACTCGCGCAGATACTGACCAGGGTCCGCGCCGATCTCGAAGTAACACGAGCGCCACGGCATGTTCTTGCTGTCGGACTTGGTGTGGTCGCGGTCAGCACGCGGCTCGATCGCATGGATGATGGACACCCACCGATCAAGTTCGCCACGGTCATACATCTGCCGCGTGTTGAGCGTGCATTTGTCGTAGCCGAACTCCTTCACCAACTCGGCGACCGTCTTGTCGAACTCGCGGTAGCAAGTGTCGATCTGGCCTTTGTAGTTGCTCGCGAGCGCGAACTCGCCTACCGGGATAGGGAAGTGGTGAATCACCCCTTCGTAGTCTGGCAACATGACCGACACCGAAGTGCCGAACGTCGCCAAGTCCTCATACATCGTGTGCAGCGTGCGATACGTGTTCGACCGATGGAACACTGCCTGCATCCGCCGCGTTACGTCATCCAACCACACCTTGACCGGGTAGTAGTAGTTGACATCTGGGTCGGACGTAGAGAGCCGGAACCACTGACGAGCAGGGCTCGATGCGCCAGCCATCATGCCCGCACCGAGGATCCGCATCGCCAACGTCGCCGTGCTGTCGTAGATCTTGCCGTGCCTCTTCTCGCCACGGTTGCGGTCCTGCACGAAGAAGCGACCGGCGCGAGGGACGATGTAGTCCGAGATCTCTTGCCAGTGCGACACCCACGAAGCCCGCTCGCTCTTGAGTGCGGACCACCTCGTGAGGATCTTGTCGCGCCGAGGACGCTGACCGTTGGCGGGTGATTCCATTACTCTCCCAAGAGGCTAGGGCGTTGCAACTTCATCTTGAGCGGGTCCAAGCCCTTCGAGCCGGTGAGCATCGTTGATGGTCCTGCGTTGCCTGCGCGCTGGGCACCGGTCAGTAGCTCAAGCATGTCGGGCTGCTTCTGGTTCGCCTTCGCCAACTCGGCCTCGTTGAGCCGAGCCTGCTTGTTCGCGGCGGCGAGAGCCTTCTCCTGTAGTGCCTTCTGCTCGTTCAACGCCTGCTTCTGGAGCTTGCGCTGATCGCGGGACTGCTGGACCTGTGCGACGGTACTACCACCAAAAATAGATGCCCACGAAGAGAACCCACCCATTCAGACCTCCCTCACCATCGCTCGCTCCATCGCCCGGTATCCGAGCTTCTGGAACAGCGACTTGTTGTCAGCCTGCGCGCCGTCCGTCATCAGGTCGGTCATGCAGATGAACTTCGCACCGTTGCGGATGCCCCACGCCTCGAACGACAACAGCAACTTCAAGCCGCTAGGTCCCGTTCGATGCTCTGGGTCAACCCACCACGCCAACTCGGTAGCGACCTGGACGGAAGGCGAGAACCAAAGCGAAGTCATCGCTCCTGCGCACATCCCGACCAGCTTGCCGTCTAGTTCCGCCGCGAACACCACGCCGCTTTCCAGCACGTTGCTCAAGCCGTCGCGTATGTCACTATCCTTCACCGCCATCAACTCAGAGTGCGGAGAAGCCCGAAAGAACCGGCCACCCAAGGCAACCAGTTCGTCTAGGTCCGACTTTTCGGCTTGTCGGATCACGAGCGGAATCTACCTTCGGAATCACCCATTGTGCGCCCCCACGTAGTATGTCTTGGCGAAGTGCCCCTGCGCAGTCACCACTATGTCACGCACCTTGTCCACGAGATGGTCGGGGCAGTGCAGGCATTCACCAGAATCCGCAGCAGGCGTCGTGACGCCAGCGTCGAAGTCGCCCGGAAGATTGTCGCGGTAGTAGGCGAACAACTCGCCAAGACGGTCGAACAAGCAGAACTCCTGGCAAGTCCGCTGCCACATCAGCAAGTCCCAGCTGTCCAGGTCGGGCGACACGCCCCACGCGACGTTGAACGTCTTGCGCTTCCTGTTCTTGCGGGTGCTGAACCAAGTGAGCGACGGTTGAGGTTTCACAGGAGGTCGTATGGGTTGAAGTCCAACTTGCGGTCCTTCACCTTCTTGACGCCATACTCCTCGTAGGCATCGCGGCAGCGAACCGGGGCAGCAAAGGTGAGAGCGAGCGCATCTGCGATGTCGGGACTCGACTCACCCTTTAGCCTCGACTTGATGTCATCCTTACTCTCCAGAATCCTGCGCCCTGACGGGTCATACCAGAAGGTCGGCGTAGCCAACTCCTGCTTCAGGTCCATCCGATTCGGGATCGCGCCACCGTTGCGGATCCACTGCGACATCTCCCACCACATCTCCGCGCGACGGTTCACATACTGGTCCGCCTTCAACGCCTTCGCGCCGAACGGCACCTCGATCACATCGAGGCCCAACTGCCGCAACCGGTCGATGATGCCAGCACCAGCACCAGAGTCGATGAACACCGCATCCGGTCGCTCGTCCTCGATGCGCGCCGCGACACGCGCCGCCACCTCCATGTTGTCCAGACCGCGCCAGACAATCGGGTCGAAGGCTTGCAAGCCCCTCCGCATGATCAGCACCGAACGGTCATCGCCAAAGCGCGCAGGGTCCACGCCGAAGATCTTGGGAGCACCCATCACATCCCGCTCGGTGTAGACACGCTTCGCCGACTGCTCGACATCGGTCAGCGACACCAACTGATCGTCGCCAGCAGCCGAGAAGTCGCAGAGATACTCACGACGCCACGCCGTGTCCGACATCGTGCCCTTCAGCCGCTCTACTTCGGAGGGGTCGATCGCCTGCGTCTGATGCACGGTGTAAAGCTGACGGCTCCAGCCATTCTTGTTCTCAGCCTGAAAATACAACTGCGAGAACAGGTTGATGCCCTTCGGCGTCCCGATGAAGTCCGACCACCCTAGCTCGTCCGAAAGGGCTGGCTGGATGATCTCGTCCCACACCAGTGGCTCTACCTGCGCCACTTCGTCGATCACGACGCCCGACAAGCGGATACCACGCAGGGCATCTGGATTGTCCGCACCGAACAGCCGGATGATCGACCCGTTCGCGAAGCGCACGAGCAACTCGCCCTCACTCACATCGACGCCGCCCACAAGCCGCAGCGGTTCGAGACGCTGCTTCAGCAGGGACCACATGTTGGTCTTCGCCTGCTTCAAGTAGGGCGCGACATACGCGAACTGCCCAAGCTGCTTCGTGTGCATCTGCGCGGCACGAATCAGGTTCATGCTCGCCAACACCGTCTTCCCCGCTCGACGGTGCAGCACGTAGACGTTGAACCGCTGACGGCTCATGTGGCACTCGTACTGCCACTGACGAGGACGATACCCTAGATCAACTGTCTGTGTCTGAGCCGCCATCCGCTTCCACTTCCTCCTTCACAGGATCCCCGATCTTGATGTCCAGCAACTTCGCTGCCTGGAACTCCAGTTCCGCCTTCGGATCTGGCACCCCAGTGATGACCTGGAACGTCACCCCGCCCGTGTGCTCTACCTGCTTCTTCGGGCTGTAGCGACTCGACCACACGCCTGCCAGCCTCATGCAGTGCTCCAGCCGCAACTTCATCCACTGGATCTGACCGGCATCGATCCTGCCGAAGCGGTCAACCTGCGGCGTGGACCGGATCATCGACAGCGTGCTCTCCACAAGCACATCGACACCCTCCTCCTTCGCTTCCTCATACGCCTCCATCCGCTCGGGCGTGGCCTTGATCGCCTTCCAGGTCTTGCTGCGCGACGGCTTCCCCTCCTGCTTGCAGTAGCTCGTCAGCGTCTTCCCCTCCCTGATCCAGTCGAGGACATCCTCCAGCACCTCATCCCAGTCATACTTAGGAACCCCGACCATCTTCCTCCCCCTTCACCTTCTGCTTCTCCCGCCTGCGGAAACTGATCCAGTCGCGAACGGTGGAACGCGGCAGGTTGAACATGACCGCGAGCTTCGTGTATCCCAACTCCCCTAGCTGATACAGCCCGCGAACCGTGTCCACCAACGAGTCGGGGTATTTCACTGGACCCTGCCCCCTCTCGCTGCGTGACTCCCTCGCCTTCCCACCTACTGCGCGTTGCTCAGGTCGCTTCATCGTCCTCGAAATCCCCCATCACCCAGCCGCCAAACGCCATGAGCAGGAACGCCCCGACTACGACGCAGAACAGGAAGGTGAGCATCAGTTGTTCTCCCAAGGCTTCTCCTTGAGGAGAAGGCACGCCTTGACGATGTACTCGGCTTGCCGCGACTCAGTCCAGTTGTCCCCCAAGTCGCGGAGGCACTCGTCGCTGGTCTCGAACAGCAAGACCCCAAGCTGGTATTCGGTCAGCCCAGCAAGAAGCTGGATCGTCCGCATCAGGACCTTCTCGGCGACGGTAACTTCGTGCTGTTGGTTGCTCATTCGGCGGAAGCATACCAGACCGAACGGCTAGACGCAAATGCACCCGGTGCCGGGAGTTGAACCCGCCTCGCGTTCTACCCTCCGACAGTCGCAAGACCGCGTCGGGACTACGTGTGCCCACTACACCACGCCGGGGGAAAGAAGCTGCACGGTGTTTCATGGGGTGAACAAAGCCTTCACCGCCCCATTCCCATAGGGCGGCGACACCAACCCGTCTGCGGATCTCCCGCAGCACCATGCCGTGCGAACTTCAAGTGTTTCAAAGAAAGACCAGCAGCACCCTCGATGGCCGGAATCGAACCGCCGTCTTCGGGCTGTCGGCCTTCACGCGTGCCCCGTGTGAAGGCTTACTGGCCCTGATCCTACCACTAGACGAATCGAAGGTGACTGCTGGTTGGTCTGACCGTGCCGATGATCCTACCGAATCCGCAGCGCCGTGTCAAGCGAGGCGCTGATCCATCCGCAGCAGGCGGCGCAGCGTCAAAAGGGCGTGGGAGAACCGGCTGCTCTTCAGAGCCTCAGACATGTTCCCTTCAGCCTCCAAGGACTTTTCGAGGGCGCGCAGCAACATCACAGTGTGGTGCTCCAGGTTGAACAGGCACTCCAGCACCTCGCTCACCTCCACGATGTCGAGGACCGCTTGCTTGCCCTCCATCTCACCCTTGTGCAGATCGACGCGGAACGCAACGTCATCCGAGTAGAGACAAGCCTTGCTCACCTCCCGGTCGAGCGCCGCCGCGTTCTTGTATGCCGTCTCCGTCGAACCGTGACCACTGTTGTACATGCTCATCGTGGGCGCACCATACCGCCTATGCACGGATTCGGCAAGGCGTGCAGAATTGGGCACGGGCACACAGGTAAAGGGACAAAGTCTGTCAAGCCGCGTAGCAAAAAAACTGGGGCGGATTCCTCTTCTCGATGGGACCCATTCATATGGGAAAGGGACAAAGGGGTCCCTGGGTAAGGGATAAAAGTAAAACTGGGAAAGTGGGGGCGGAGAGGGATAGGTGCCTATTGCTCTTCGACTCGCCGCGATTGGGGGGCTCACCGGGGGTATGGGACCCAAAGTCAGTGAGGCGTGGCTGGTGTGGGCTGCAACATTCGTCGCCACGATGGTCGTGCAAACGAGGATCGGCTGGCGGGTCGGCTGGACGATGCGATGGCGATGGCTCGCGAATGCTCGGCGAGGGCTCGCGAATGCTCGCGAGGAGGAGGAGAGGGCTCGCGACCATGCCGACCATGCCCATGCCGACCGATACTGCCGTCGATGCCCAGTCAATGCCGATGCGGTGTGCCACGATGCCACACAATCGACGGTCGGTCGGTCGGTCATACTACGGCAGGGGGCCGACGATGGCGCACGATGGCCGATCGTCTGCCCTCGCCATGGGCAGCGCCAGGGGGCGCATCGGTCAATCGACCGTCGCTATGGTCCCTCCCAGTACAGTACCCTTCCGGAGTACTGGAGCCGTCCGATGCCAGACCGCTCGCCTTGGCGTGCACTGCGTGCCGCCCCGCTCGCTAGCATGTACCGCCACGACGGAACGGCCTTCGGCCTTGCCCCGATGGCGGTTTCCCTACTGTCCACCTGCTCGGCTCGGCTCGGCTCGGCTCGGCTCGGATTCTCCCCGTCTCGGCTCGGCTTGCAGCCGCCCCCTCCGCCCGGTACATGAAACCGCCCCGCTAGCCTTGTGAGCTACGGGGCGGCGCTGCTAGATCAATCTGCCCCACCGACGAAAGCCTTGGCCGTTCCATGGGCTCGGTTCCAAATATGGGCACGCGTCGATCGTGCGTCCGCACCATCGCAAGCTGCGCAAGCTGCGCATTCCAGCCCCTTGCTTTCGCTCAAGCATTCTAGCGACCGAATCGGGGCGGGGTCGAGGCTCTCGACGTAGTCCGCCGCCCTCACAAGGAACGTCCGCCAACCGGCCCGCGCCGCGTCGATCGCTTCCGAAGGAGAATCGCAGGAAGCCATCACTAGCGAACGCAGCCGTTCGTCCGCCGCTCGCCATTGATGCGTGTAGCCTGTACGACGGGGGGCATCGGGCGAGAGTAGCGGCTCCCATACTTCGAAAGGAACCGCAGCCGGATCACCGTAGCTACCGACCCGTACGGGTTTCCAGGCTGGCAGCGGACCATGGACGTAGACGCCCCGCGTCCAGGCTTTCCAGATGCCCTGGGGCGCTTGCCCGACGTTCACGTAGCACGTTCGGCGAGGATGGCCGAAGAACGCGCGCGGCCCACGATGCGGGCAATTCCCGCATACCGACCGATCCGCCCCGCTTTTCACGGCAGCGAGTGGCGCAAGATCCTGGCGCAAGATCCATGTTTGTACCATGTCGCCAGTTTTCTCGTTTGCACTTTCGTGCGTGGCGATAGCCACGATCGGCGCGCCATCGAGCAGCGACGGCCCCTCGTACAGGATCGTGCCCCTCGCCTTCTGCTGTTGCCGTTGCTGTTGCTGTCTGTTGAGTAGCATTTCTGTTCCTCTGTTGCTGGTTTCTAGTCTTCAATTCGCCATTGGGCATCGAACGCGTCCGCCCATTGATCATCGGCATCGTCGAGCGCGAACTCGGCCCGACGCTCATCCGCCATTTCCGCCCATTGGTCGCGAGCGCATTCCACCGCGCACGAAAGCACGGTGAAGAACGTAGGCTTCATGCCGTCCGCGCGGACAATTTCCACCGCAGCCGTCGCTAGGTCAATGCACTGCGCATCGACGAGGGCGGAGAACCGTTGGCCGAGCGCCGACGCGACCCGTTGCACTAGGGGCGAGCTATTCATAGCTCCCCCCTTCGTCGTACCCAGCGGGGGGCAGATCGTCGCCACGATGCCAGCACAGGCGAAGCTCCGCGCCGCCGACGTTTCCAGCCGATCCGCCAAATCCGCAGCGCGGCCCATGCTCCGCTTCCAATGCCGCACACACTGCGATGGTCGCATCATCGACGAAGCGCAAGCCGTCCGCCCTTTCGTCGCAGTAGTGCGGGAGCCGAGCGTCGCCGTCTTCAATCCAAACCACGCGTCGGGTCGATCGGATCGCAGCCTCGACGGTGCCTACGTCCGCCCATGTCCCGCCCTCTTCCGCCCCGCAGTAGCGACGACCAACGGAATAGACTACCCACCAGCCGCTAGCGTCTTCCCATGGGACGGTCGGCGTCCCGTCCGGCCCCCGCTTCGCAGCCGCGAAGAATTGCCCGAGAACCGCGTCCCAATCCATGGCGACGCACGGAAGCGCCGCCGCAATTTCCGCCGCCGTTCGTTCGTGGTCGTATCTCAAGATGCCCCCAATTCTGCGCGTTCGCTGGCACCTTCCTGGGCCGCGAATAGTGCGTCCTGATGAATCCGGTCGCATTCGTCGCCGACCGTGGCGCTGCTCGCCCCGGCAAGGCTCAGCTGGCCGAGGTAGACGTTTAAGGCCCCTTCGAAGGTGCGATAGGTGCCGCGTTCGTCGCGCAGAAGGTGCGCGACCAATGCATCGACGACTGCGCGCCGCGCGCGGTCGATCTTGTCTTGCTGTTCGTTC